TGGCACAGCTTGTGGTCGAACGCCTGACCCAGACTAAGGCAGAGTCGTACACAAATGCCGCAATGCAGTGGGGTACAGATCAAGAACCGTTTGCCCGTGCTGCTTATGAGGCCGCACAAGGCGTTATGGTGGAAGAAGTGGGCTTTGTACCGCATCCAACAATTGAATGGGCTGGCGCGTCTCCTGATGGCCTTGTTGGAGATGATGGCCTTGTGGAAATCAAATGCCCAAATACTGCCACGATGATCGAGGCACTGTTAACAGGCAAAGTACCAACCAAGTACTTTACCCAGATGCAATTTCAAATGGCTTGTACTGGCACAAAGTTTTGTGACTACGTTGTATTTGATCCCAGAATGCCAGCCAAAGCTCAATTGTTTGTCACCCGTGTAAATCGGGACGATGCCTACATTGCAGAGATTGAGGCAGAGATTGTCAAATTCCTTGCTGAAGTCGAATCCCAAGTGCAACAACTTAACCAAATCATTGAAAGCAAATAATGTCAAAAATCAGAAAAGAAGTTTCCGCAATTGTTGGTCAGTACACAAATAAAGACGGTCAGACAAAGAACCGCTACCAGCGCATCGGTAGCATCATTGAAACCCGCAATGGCGAAATGCTCAAACTGGATGTAATCCCTCTCAAGGAAAACGGCTGGGACGGTTGGGCGTATCTGAACGACCCTAAGCCATTTGAACCTAAGGGCTTACCCGCTGATGATGACATTAACTTTTAAAGGGTAATCATGCTGCATCCAAGAGTCAGAAACACCGACCCTTTGACCAGTTGGCAGGCAGCAGGGTCTGCAAAAGACCTTGCCAGCCGTCATGCCCAGATCATTGTGGATTGCTTATCTAAGCACGGCGCACAGGGTAAAGATGGTATTGCTGCCCTAACAGGGTTAGAGTCAATGCAAGTAGCCAGGCGTTTGCATGAATTGGAACGTGACGGGGAAATCTGTTTAACGGGTAAGGTTGTTAAATCTAAGTCAGGGCGCATGGAACGTGAATGGAAAATTATGCCTATTCAGCGGGAGTTGATATGACACAAGATGAAGAAATGGCATTGCGTGAGTTAGCCGCCAAACCTCACTACATAAGCAAAGTATCAGACGCACTTGGCACTTTGTCATTGTGGTCTAGAGATGGTCTAAAGCTGGAGATACGCAAGGCAGTAGAAGCCGAACGTGAAGCCTGTGCAAAGGTGTGTGATGAACTTGTGAATGAAGAAAACAGTAGCGACTATCAAAATGCCGCAAATTATTGTTCGATACGAATTAGAGCCAGAGGTGAAGCATGATTGAAGTATTTAAACAGATGGTACAGGCGTTAGAAAACTCTGTTGATTTGGTAATTGAAGATGCTTATAACGCAGAACAGCTTTATGCCAATGTTCCAACAAAACAAACAAGAGTTGGCGGTCTTAAATTGTTGGCTGATGAACACCAAAAAGCCATTCAAGCAGGTCGCCAAGCCATTGCAAACTTGGAAAGCCAAGAGCCGTTTGAAGATTTGGCTACTGAGCTTTTTGTGGTTGCTCAAGTATCACCAGCAGATAACGGATTTTCAGAAACTATTGAACGCATTGAGTCTTGGTTACGGGAACACTTCACCCGCCCACCACAGCGCACATGGGTAGGGCTGACGGATGAAGAACAACGTAATATTGCTTACAGCGATATAAATTTTTTTGATTGGGGTGAGTTAATGGATGCAACTGAAGCCAAACTCAAGCAAAAGAACGGCTTTGCTGAGGAGAACACATGAAACTATACGGATATGTCTGGACAAAAGACAAACACGAACCAAAGTTTTTTTGGACAGAATCCCCTGCTAGGGAAATTCAAAAGAGTTTTGGTGGTGAAGTTGTGGCAGTTTACAAATGAAATTTAAAAACCATCCAGCATTTCCTACGCATGAAGCAAAAGATTCAGGCAGGGCTGGCATATCAACGTTGGATTACTTTGCCGCTAAAGCCATGCAAGCTCTTGTAGACACTGCGCCAGATGAATATGAATTGGATTACGATGACATTGCAAAGTCAGCATACAAACAGGCCAAAGCAATGATGCGGGAGAGACAAACATGATTGACCGCCTTGTTTTGGCTGGGGTGATGGGCGTTACAGGCTGGCATGGGTTGTATCCAGACACGTTAAACCCGCTGACAAGCATTGAACTGCGGGAAAAAGCCAAGCACAAATCAATCAGCAAAGTCTGTGATAGGCCCCGTAAATCCAAAGCTGTTAAGGAGTTATGCGCCAAATGGGAGAAATAATTGCCACCATGTTTGTTTTGTCTCTTGGCGCTTTGATCGGCGTTGCTGGCGTTATCTTGCTGCTGTATATCTTTGCAGATTAAACGTTGCGCTCAAAGTGAGGGCAATCCACCAGATTGGAGAAATGACCGCCCCAACGGTTTTTAGGGTGCAGGCTTTCCCAATATAAACCTAGCGGCTCAATAGTTGCCTTATCCCAAATAATCTTTCCATCTTTAAAAAAGTTCAGATCAATGGCGCACCGTTTTAAGTGAATGCTGTTCATGGTCTTTGATCGACCTGTTTTAAAGTAAATGGCTTGTTGTTCAGGTGTACGGGACAATTCCCCACCAGTAACCGTAAAACCTTGCTCAGTGGCGTATTGAATCAGTTTGCAGGCATCCAGCAAGAATGCAGCTTGTTCAGTGCTTAGGCTCATTTTTTCCTCATTTCTGCCAGTTTTTCTACGGTTCTTCCACCAAAGTAAGCGCCCATGATCAGCATTCCCCAATTTCCCAATAGCGTCACATAGGATTCATTGGCGTTTAGACCATAGGCAGACATCATGGCAAACAAGAAATATCCCAAAAAAATGGCAATTAAGCTCATAGGACGTATGTTTTTGGACAGCCAAGAGTCAGATGCCATATCTGCTTCCCAGCGGTCTGTTATGTTGTCAGCATCGTTTTGGGCGGCTTTTGCCAACAAATCAAGTTCAGCTAAATCCATCTTGGCTTTCTCTATACCCAGCTCGAGTAGCCGTTCTTCATGGTCAAATTGAAGCTGACGCAGTTTTGCAACATCCTCTGGGGTTGGTGCGTCAGGGATTTTCACGCCCAAAGTGTTTTCAACAACTTCCTTGCCTTTGGCTTGAATTGCGCTTGAAAGCAGCCCTAGACCGTTTTGGGCAAGACTACCTAGTAGTGATGCAAGTATTGGCAACATTATTTCTCCCGTTCTTTCTGTTCAATTTGTCGTCTGAGTTTTTCCACTTTTTCCACTTGCGCTTTGACCTCGTGCTTGGCTTCCAAAATGTCCACATACACCATTCCAAGCAGCGGCAACAGCAGCCCTACGAGCAACACGGCGGCGACCCAGCCCATCATGTCTTCCCCCACCGACTGACGAGGACGAGCCACAACCACAGGTATAGGAGGAATATAGAAGTCACCACTACTGCCGCCAGTTTTAGTCGTAGGTTTCTTTCCTCGTCCCGCCGTTGCCATTGCGCTTGCCTTTCCTGTGAAACGTTTGCAAGTCTAGCTCTCTCTTGTTGCTCTCGAATCACGCCACGCATTTCATACGTCTGGGTGTACAAGTCAGCAAGGCCAGGGGTCTGGTACACCATCAGTTCACGAATTGTCACTTCCAGCTTTGCGGCTTCTTGCTGGCACATGATCCGGTTCATTGCGGTTTGCATCTGCTGGGCATTAGTGACGTTTGGATCATAGACTTTTGCCTTTGCTTCTTCTTTCCTCAAGTATTCCGCTAACTGATCCTGCAACGTCCAGAATTTTGTCAGTTCGGCGACAATGTCTGCCATTGCTTGGCTTTCGTTGTAGTTAACGAACTTTTCCTTTTTCGCCACAGGCTTGGCGGCGGCTGGCGCTGATCCAAACAGTCGCTGCCACCATGATCTGACTGCCTTGGCATCTGTGGCAATTTCTTCAGCAGTGGACTTGATTTTGATGAAATTGGCTTTGCTTTGCTTGTACAGGTCGCACAGCTTGGTAATTCCTTGGACACAGGAGTTAGCAGCAATGAGCAAACTGATCGGATCAATTCTTGCCTACCCAATGGCTTATATAGCCCACAGCAGACGATAAAGCAGACACCAGTGCCATACCCGCCCAAAACCCGCCACGGCCTTGATTTGCCAGTGCTACCAGCTTTTCAATTGACGATTCAAGTTTGTCAATCTTGGTTTCCATTTGGTCAAATCGGCGCTCGTAATCTTGGACTTTTTGCCAAAGCACGCCGTACTTAACCAAGTCAATTTCAGGTGTTGCCATCATTTATTTATCAATTCTTTAATTGGAACAAAGCGTGATTGTGCGTTTTTAAATGCTTCAGCTTCAGCTTTTGCTACTTTTGCGGCGTGACTTTTTTCAAGTTTTCTACCTATAAGTTCATTTGTAATTAGTGCGGCAGTTCCACCAGCAGTTCCACCAGTAACCCCCCCAGTTATACCTTCAGCCGCACCGCCTGCGGTTAATGCTGTGCCTTTTTGTAAAATTTGCTGACCTATTTTTGCAGCCAGCTTTTGTTCTACGTTAATTTTTTGTACCGCCGCACCGGGATAACCTGTATCTGTTTTTAAAATATGCGCCACATTATGCAAATCTCTAAAGTTATTCATTTCTTCTGCATTAAACAATCGCGGCATTACTTCACGATTGTCATTCATAAATTTGGTCAACTGTTTTGGCTTATCTGCCAATGCAGCTATATTGCTTGCAAATTGTGATTTTATGTTTGCCAAGGCTTGATTACCAGCAGCTTGCAATTCTGTTGGCATACTTTTTAATGTATCAATCACATGGGTAAATTGTTCAACCGACATATTGGCAATGTTTTGAGAAATTTTTTCTTTATCAACTTTGCGATTAATGTTGTTTGGGCCGCTTTCATCCAAGATTGCAGATATGCCTTTTGGATTATCCAATGTGTTTTTACGCAATTCAACCAAACTTCTAGCGGTTTTGTAAATTGGCGTATTGGTGTCCATATTAGCCAAAACATCTTCATCTACCGCCGCTTTTAATTCTCGATGTAATTTTGCGTTTTTTCCTGCTTTATCATAATTTTCATTTATAAACTGACGAAAGTTTTCTGCTGTTTTTGCATCAGTTGGCAACAAATTTCCCTCTTTATCAATCATTTTTAATTGACGCATTCTTGCTTTTGCAACGTTTGCCAAGCCAATGGTTTCTGTATTTGTCAAAGTTAAGGAATCATCATTCAAAATATTCAATATGTTGTTTGCTTCAACAGGAATATTTACAGCTTGTGCATCTCTTTCTTTATAGATTTTTCTTGTTTCAGTGTCAAAATAATCTTCTAACTTTTTCAATGGATCAAGGATAGCTTCGCCACGTTTGTATTTGGCGCTTTCATCTAATCCAACAATCCCACCTGTTTTTTGTGCTTGTTGATCAGCAAATGCTTGCAGCCGTTTTTGTTCATCCTTAAATCGTTCAGCAAGGTAATTGCCCAATGGGGTATCAGATTTTGAAGTCTGATAGTTTGTTGCACGTTCTTTGCCTTTACCCTCTAATGCCGCTAAATCAGCAGAATGATCTTCACCCAAAACACGTTGCATAGCTTTTGCTCTGGCAAATTGCTCATCCAATGGCAAACCATTTTCAGCATATTCAACAGGTTTAAATTCAGAATCTGGGCGCGTTGGCTTTGCTGTACCAAGGTCAGCCGTGCCTATTGTTTGACCATTTGTGTCTAGAATTGGTTGCTCAACTGATGCGGCTTCAGTTGCGCTTGCTTTTTGTTGTTCATACTCTTGATTTAATTGATCGGCATTTTGTTTTAAATTGCCACCCCTAGCTTCAAATTGCGCTTGCATTTGTTCTGCGGTCAAGCCGCCAATTTTGGATGGCTTGTAGTTTGTTGTTCCAGGCGCAATTGCTTCAACAGTAGCCCCAACCACATTTTGTATTGGCTTTGGTACAAGTGGCTTTACTGCCCCTGCTGCTAATTTCACTTCACTTAAAACGGGCTTGACAATGGCTGCAATTGGCTTTTCCGCCATGCCCGGCACAGCAAACGACAATGAAGTCATCATGTGTTCAATGTCTGCTTTTGGCAAATTAAGACCAATGTTTTTTTGATTTTGGTAAATCCAATCTGCACTTTTACCAACATTTTCACCTATAAAATTCATTACTCGTTGCGATAATTCAGCTTTATATGCAGGGTCTTCAGTAACGCCAAAAAGTTTGCCAAACGGTTTATCAAATGTTGAAGTTACTTGTTGGCCTACGCTTTGGGCTTCTTCTGCGGTTGTAAGTGGACGCACAATTCCTTGCGTTAAATACCCTAACATCGGCCCAGCCGCCCCTAGCGTTGTGTCTGCCAAGGATGCTGTAGACGCGCCAAAATCCTGCATTCCACCTAAAATTCTGTTTTTTAATCCTTTGATCGTAGTAGTAGGTGGAGGTGGAGGAGGTTGAATATCAGGGCTTGCTGTATTGCCTTGAATCAAATTCAAAACTTCATCTTCTTGTTCCACAGGTTTTTTACGACTAGCAGAAGTTGCCATGCCTTTTGATGTGTAAGCAGGCGTAGATACAGAGGGCTGTGCGCCTCCACGGATCAAATCTAATACTTCATCAGCCATTACAAAGTCCCATCTTTCATGAGTTTCTGAATGTTCATGTATTTTTGTTCAAATACTTTTCTTTGTTCTGATCCAGGTGGATAGCCAATTATTTCATTAGCCATTTTCCCACGGGCTTCTTTATCTTTAATCAACTTAGGTAAAGACATTAATTCAAACACTTTACTATCTGAATTGTTGTTCCACATTTGGGTAAAACTTGCCATATTGCTTTCGCCAAATTTACGGGCGTACTTGTCAGCCGCAATGCCTTGTTTGTCACGGTTTTCCATTTCACCATGCAATTGAACCGCAATTTTTTGCAAAACATTTGGTGGATAAATTTCTGTACCAGATGCGGCAGCAGTCATTTGTTTGCCTGCGTCTGATGATAAAGCCTGTGGATTGTTGCCAATCAATGCCATTTGCAAATTTGCAAGTTGTTTACTTAATATTTTGTAATCGCTATCATCAGCTAATTTATTAAAATATTGTTCAATTTGCAAACCCTTACCAGCCTTACTAATTGTATTTGCCAACAATTGATCAGTAGTTGACATAATCTTTTCAAGATTATTGCGAACAGGGGCAATTGCGCCACGTTGTGCAACAACATTTTGCAAGTAAGAACTACCTGATTTTTGTGCATCTGCTTCACCTTGCTGAAGATTAAACACTGGTTGACCTGATTGACGCACAGGAAATCTTGGCTGCACTACTTGACTGTGAATAGGAAGATTTGATTGGTCTTCTGTTGGTGGTGCTAGTTTTTGAACCATTGCATTTGGTTTAGGGGCAACCACAGGCGATTGAGAAGACGATGTAGTGGCTGGCACATTAACAGATGCTGGCGTTGCTGGCTGTGTAGCAGTAGGAATAACGGCTGGTGCAGCATTAACTGGCCTTACGCTAATAATTCTGCCGTTGTTATCTTTAGTTTGGATAAAGCTGTTGTTTTGCGTATCAGTAATAATAGATTCATTGGGCATCAGTTTTATATCAACTGCTGTGCCTGGAATTGGTTGCCCAACACGAGTAGCACCAAATTCATTAGTGGAAGTAATTTGTTTATTTACACCTGTGTTAGTTTCTACGCCGCTTGGTTGCATTGCAGAAAGTCTTGAACCTTGATCCAAAGTAGTCAACAATTTATCTTTTAAAAATTGTCGCAATCCCGCGGGGTTGTTTTTGGCTTGATCAAGATAAGGCTGAATTAATGGGTCAGCTTTTTCTTTAGGTATTCCCAAAGATGAAGCTCGGTCGTCACCATAATTTTTTAACAATCCGGCAAGTGCATCAGGATTAACAGATTTTGGATTTTGTTCAGCAGCAATTGTTAATGGATGATTAATCACACTAGTCAAAGCACTTGCAATTCCCAATACTTGTTTGTTTGCAAAATCCATTTGGGCGCTTTGAGTACCAGTTGCAGCAGTTTTGTATGTTTCTTGTGAACCAAAAGAACCCGCCAAATCTTTAAAATGAGCCAATCCCGTCAAAGGGGCAATGGCTGTTAATCCTGCAAGTGCTTTGTTAGGATCATATTCACCATTAGGAGTGGTGTAATTTTTCTTATCAGCTATAAAAGTCTGAACTGCTCTACGTTCTAGATCTTTTTGTTGTTCTACACTTAATGCAATTTTACCAGTTGTAGTAGATTGTTGTTGTTGTTGAAGAAGCAGAGGATTAACTTGTTCTGCTTGGTTGAATGCTTGTGAACCACGAGCAAGATTCATCATGTCAACAAGTGACATTTGTGGCGTTGGCTGAATTCCACTAGCAACGGGAGTAATTGGATTAATATCTGCCATTTTTATACCTTAAAAATTTTATGGTGCGCCAGCGGGTAATGATGTTGGTAAACGATTTAACAACGCATACATCATTGCTGAATTTCCAACTCCTTGCAAACCTCCAGCCATAGCATTTGCCGAACCAACTTGACCGCCAGCAATGGCATTTGCACCGCCAGTAGCAAGATTGGCTAAGTTTGTACCTGTTGACGAGCCAAGTGCTTGGGCTTGTCCTTGTGCTGTTTGACCAATACCAGCAATGCCAGATAACCGATTAAAAATGTCAGTCTGCTGATTACGAAAATTTGTAAGCGCATCCTGATAACCGCTTTTTGCATAATTTTCAGCAAATATGGTTTTGGCAAGATCAACGTTTGAACCTGGGCTTGCCACGTTTGCGTTTTGAGCAGTTGCCCCTAACCCTTGTTGCTTCATGAACTCATAGTTAGGCGCAAGATTGGCATTTAAGTCTTGAGGCGTAAATGTTTTGGTGAACTGCGGCAACATTGTGTTGATTTTGTTCAACGCACCATAGCCAGCCTCTCGATACGGGGCTTGCTGTTTGTTTAGAATATCAAACATTTCCCGCTGTTGCTGTGCGGCGGCTAACGTACCTTGAAGCTGAGTATTAGCGGCATCTCTTGCAGCACTAGATTGTTGGCTGCCGCCTAAAAAACTTAAAGCGCCTGCACCAAGTGTAGCCACGCCAGTTGGGCCTAACCAACTAACTGCTGATGAAATCCATGTCATATTATTTCTCCCGTAATTTTTAACTTGTTTGCCGAATCAAATAAAGCCAACGTGTCTGGCTCAATCAATTCAGCTTCAATCTCATCAAGATCAGTTTTATCAGTTCTGTGAATCGTAATGCCAATAGCATCAGTCACAGCCAGAGTCACCCGCTTTGTACCCGCCTTGGATTCAATCAAATCGCCAGCTTGCAACTTCTTCATACCGTTTTCTGTCCATGCGATTATTTCACCTTTAGCACATAAAAAGAAGTGGGGTTCTTTATGAACTTTGCCCACAATCAATGTTCCTGCTGATCGGTAAACTCGGCGGCAATACATACCAGGGCTGAAAAAATGCTCAGTCAGCAATTCAGCTTGCGGCATTTTGACCATTTCAGACTGCAAACGGTCTATTTGCTCTCGG